TTTTACGGTGAGTGTTCTAAAGTTGCTTTATGTGGTATGATGTCTAAAAGAAAAACACCGTATTCGAGTATAGAAGCCGCTATAGAGGTTGGAAGATCATTTTGTCACGAAACGTTCGAAACGAGAAAACCATTACAGCCAGTTTTGATAACACATGTAGTATTCATACTTATAGTTTTGTTTCTTATTATACTATATACACGTAAAGAATGACGTTTCCTGTAGAAGCTACCGTATACGAACCCATGTACGACTATAACGATAAAAAATATATTAGACTTACCGTATCCGATAAAGTTCGCGATTACATACTTGGTTTACACGCGAATAAATCCGATGTTATACTTTTTCCCGATACACTCGATGATCCACTCGAAGGTAACGTTTTAAAAGTAAAAGTTCCGTTCAGGTACCGTCGCGTCATGTGTAACGTAGACGGTGATACACCCGTACAATCATTAAAAAAGGGTGACATAGTTCAAACCGAACTCCAATTTAATGGTGTTTGGAATGCACACGAACACAGTGGGTACTCGTGGGTTTTGAAGTATATAAAGTATATAAACTAATAGTAAGAAATGAGTCTTACACGCTCGGGATATCTCACAGGTGAGACACAAGAAATCAAAAACGAACTTACGGTTCGTGCCGTCGTAAACACGGAATTTGGATTTCCTCCGCCTCCCTTTAAGGTATTCAGAAAAACAAAAACGGGTCTATGTGTTCCCCGATTTTATGGCGAAGAAAAGTTTGGTAAAGCAAAAGAAGATCGTCGCCCGGAACCAGTAAAAATATCGACCAAGTTTAATGGAAAATTACGCGATGAAACACATCAAAATGATGCTTTGGCAGCTGCACTCAAAGCCGGACACGGTGTTCTTTCACTTCCATGTGGGTTTGGTAAAACCACCGTATCCTTGGCCATAGCGTGTAAACTTGGGTACCGAACCATGATTGTTGTTCATAAAGAGTTCTTGGCGAACCAGTGGCGTGAACGTATCCAACAGTTTTGTCCCGGTGCGTCCATAGGTATAGTCCAACAGGACAAAAAAGAAACCGAATGTGATTTTGTCATTGCCATGCTCCAATCACTTTCTTTAAAAGAGTACTCGTTTAACGATTTTGACACGATAGGGACTTTGATTGTTGATGAAGCACACCATATATGCGCAAAAGTGTTTTCCCAATCCCTATTCAAAATGTGTCCCAAACATATTTTTGGTCTTTCAGCAACGCCCACGCGTAAAGATGGTCTCACTAAGGTTCTACATTGGTTCATGGGACCGACATTCTTTGCCGTAGAACGCGAAAATCAACAACAAGTCGAAGTGTTTCCCATAGAGTATACGTGTCCACGGTTTCAAGATCCACCGCCATGTACGCGATTCGGTAAACTATCCTTAGCAACTATGATTACTGAACTTACCGAAGATCGTGCAAGAAATATCGTCATATTAAACCTTATAAAAAATATTGTTAAGGGAACGCGCCAAGTTCTCGTCTTAAGCGATCGTCGACACCATTGTGAAGTACTTCATCAAAGTTTCAAGAAAACGTCTGGTTTATACATGGGTGGTATGAAAGAAGCTGAGTTAACCGAATCGAGTAAAAAACAAATCATATTTGCGACGTTTAGTCAAGCACACGAAGGTCTCGATATACCTTCACTCGATACGGTTATACTTGCGACCCCTAAGTCGGATATAGTTCAATCTATAGGTCGAATCATGCGTGAAACACACGGTAAAAAGAATAATCCCCACATTTACGATATTTTCGATCAATGGTCTATTTGTCACGCGATGTATAATAAACGTCTCAAAGTGTACAGGCAAGGTGGTTTTAAAATACCAAAACAAAAACCCGAAGAACCGAGTGTTTTCAATCAAGGGAAATGCCTCATTTTACCCTAAAAATAATCACTTATATTTGTAAGAATGCCGTGTTGTGATACGGGTCGTAATATACAAAAGTATAAAGGAGCCGCAGCATCTACACTCCAGGATGTTACCGATAATGGGAACACGACAACGGGTGATATAATAACAACCACTGGATACTTTATAGGTGACGGGAGTAAACTTACCGGTATATCAGGTGCAAGTGCCGCATTTACTTTACAGGAAACGTCAGATCGTGGTAACACCACGTCTAACGTGATTCAGTTTACAAACCCAATTACGTCTTTAACTACAAGTGGTAATGTAATAGTCGCGGGTAACGTAACTGCATCTAAATTTTACGGTGATGGTACAACGCTTACGGGTGTTGCTTTAAGTGTAGATTTGACAAATAATGTTACACGAATAAGTATCTTAGAATCGAATTTAGCAGATAATGTTACACGAATAAGTATATTAGAATCGAATTTGGCGGATAATGTTACACGGATAGGTAACTTAGAATCGAATTTGGCGGATAATGTTACACGGATAGGTAACTTAGAATCAAATTTAGCAGATAATGTTACACGGATAGGTAACTTAGAATCGAATTTGGCGGATAATGTTACACGGATAGGTAACTTAGAATCAAATTTAGCAGATAATGTTACACGAATAAGTATCTTAGAATCAAATTTGGCGGATAATGTTACACGGATAGGTAACTTAGAATCGAATTTAACAGATAATGTTACACGAATAAGTATCTTAGAATCGAATTTAGCAGATAATGTTACACGGATAGACAACTTAGAAGATGAAACCCAACCCGTAAATAGGGGTGGAACGAATATTACTACCTACGCTAAGGGTGATATACTAATAGCATCAGCTACTGATACTTTATCTAAACTCAGTTTAGGTCAGGATGGATATGTTTTAACTTCTAATTCTACAACCACTTTACCAGAATGGAGATCTTCGAGTGATTTAGGGACCCAAGTCGCACAGCTCTCTAATAGTTCGTATATACTTGGTGGAGCATATAATGGTATTACCGGTAAAATATGGAGTGTTCAAGCTTCTACTTCAAATACAGCCGATTATATAGTTGCTAGAGACTCAAGTGGTGATATATTCGTTTCTAACGTGAATGCTATAAAATATTACGGTGACGGCGGAACTTTATCAAATATAAGTGGTTCGCAAGATTTACAGGACGTTATAGACCAAGATCCTTATACGAACTCCCCACCATATTTCGGTGCTGGTTCCTATGGTGCTATTTATGGTTCAAATACTATAAACGCGAGCACGATTTCAACTACAATAGGGGTTTATGGTCCTATCAAAGGTTCAAATACTATAACTACGTCGGGTGTATATGGCCCTATATACGGTTCAAATACTATAAACGCGAGTACGATTTCAACTACAACAGGGTTTTATGGACCTATCAAAGGTTCAAATACTGTAACAGCGAGTAGTATTGTAAGTGATAACGCAGTCGGACTTAACCGATTAAATGCAAGTAACATTAACAGTGGTACATTATCCAACACATATGGTGGCACGGGATTTACCTCGTACGCCATAGGTGATTTACTCGTCGGTACAGGTTCGGGTTCTAACCTCAAGAAATTACCTAAAGGCAATGCAAATTATGTATTAACCGTAAAAGATGATCAATCTGATATAGAGTGGGCACCGGCTTCTAGTGGAGGTAGTACTGTTTGGACAACCTTGGGTTCAGACATATACTATAATAGTGGTAATGTGGGTATACAGACTAATACTCCCCAATATGAACTCGATGTTTCGGGTAATGTAAACATTACACAAAAACTATTAGTAAATGGTACACCTGGTATAACCGGTAATGTTCTAGGTATTAATAGTACTTCAAGTGGATTAGAATGGGTAAAAGCACCGGATAAAGTAAAAGTAACCGCTAATGATACATCTACATATCAGCATCAAATTATGTATTCGCTTCCAGGTTTACAATCAGACGGGGAAACAAAATATATAGATTTAAATAGTCAGTCTTTAGATCATGCAACTAATGATATTTTTTCATTTACACCGAGTGAAAGTTTACTTAAAGTTGGTGTAATTAGAACTGGAGGAAATAATACTAACAACTCAATATCAAATTTAAATCCAACGCATACACTTCACGTTGGTGACAAAATTATAATGCATAATTATGCAAATTATGATGTTTTTAGAGTAAATGGTAACGTTTTTACGACCGGTCACTTTGTTGGTGATGGGAGTTATATAACGGGTATAAAACAGATAAAGAATGAAACGGACACGGATGTCATTGTTGCGGGTGATGGTGCACCTACGAGAAGAAGTTTATTATCTAGGTTTTATAACTAAAAAATTAATATAACTAATTATATGACATCTATTACTAACCAATATACAAATACTGTAGAAGGTTTTTATGATAATTTTGTTTCCCAAATTTCAGTAAACACAATTACTCCACCAGGTGCGAGTACAACAGGTGGTGTTTCATCAGCTATGTCGAATACGGGCGAATACATATTTATAGGTGATTGCGAAAGATCAAACGTATACGTTTATACCAGTGATAACACAAATGTATCGTATCTTACCACAATAGATTTGGGTACCACACCCGGACACGGTTGGTCAGTTGATACAGATTTGTATGGTGATACTGTCGTCATTGGTAGTAATTTAGAAACTGTTAGTGTGTATACACGTAGTGGTTCTTCGTTTACACATGATTATACAATAAGTAAACCTTCAGCTAATAGTTCAGACTTTGGTAAGGCCGTTGCAATTGCTAAAGAAAATACATCACGAATTGTTGTGGGTGATTATGGGTATATGTATTATTATTATAATGGTGATACACTAAATTGTGGTGATGTATCTTTATTTGAAAATGGTACTTTAATAGCAAATTGGCATAATTTGAGTAGTGGACAGGGTGTTTCCGTTGGTATAAGTGGTGATGGTGAATATATTGTTACTGGACACGGAGGGTATAGTAGTCCATTTCCCTATAACACTACCATGAATGCATTCCCTTATGTTGATGGTGGTGGTACTCACCATGCAGCGGGTGATGGTGTGTTCCAAATTCTAAAATATGATACTAATGCTGGTTCTACTATTAATGGTAATAATATTACTCGAAAAAAATACTTATATGCTCCAATATCAAATTCATCGTATGGGTTTTCGGTTGCCATGTCTGTAACTGGAGATATAGTAGCCGTAGGGGCACCAACCGAAAATTTAAATTCTGCAAATGGGTATGGTGGCGCTATACGAGTATACCAAAAAAGTGCGGTAAATGATACTACATGGAATCAAATAGGTAACACTATATACCATTCAAAAGGTGCAGGTAATTTACTTCGTCTCACATATAATGGAAAAAGGTTATACACAGCTCTCCAATCTGCCGCTTTCAAGGATGATCAGGAAGATTATAAAACATTTAACGTATACGACTATAACGGAAGGTTCTGGACACCTTTAGAATACATAGAAGGCGAATTTTTTAATAATTCGTATGGGTACCCTACGAGTATGTCACTGGATGGTCTCAAAATTTTGTGTACATCTAAAAATAATACAAATACAAACTTAGAAGCGACGAGTGGTATAAGTGATACTAAACAACTCTTAAAATTAGCGTCCGGTGTAAAACTATTAGGGAGTACATCTGTTGGTGGTTCTTTAGCGGCAAGTGATATTATAGTTGGCGGCGGTGTCGTTTCGAATTATGAAAATAGCGGTATGATAACGTTTTCAGATACAACCGGTGACGAAGATAAGTTTTGTAAAATACTTAACCGTAAATATGATGGTCAAGATAGTACAAACGATAAATCCGAACTTCTTATCATGAAAAATGGTGATGATGTTGGTGGTAATGATAGAATACGAATGTATGGATATGAAGTTGTTTTACAAAGTGGTGGTTCATTAGTAGAAAGAGACTGTAATAACGAAATATTCGAAGATGGTTATGAGTTTATGTGTGATCCAGCTATAAAAATTACGAGTAATAATTGTGTTAATATCGGTGAATTATCTCCTTCGTACGTTTCATTTATAGTAACGGAAGATAGCGGAGACTTTTTAATAAACGGTAAAAATGTAGACTTAGTATTACAAAGAGGTGTTGAATACAGATTCGATCAATCAGACAGTAGTAATACAGACAAAACCATTATGTTTTATAACGGTGGTACCCCTTTAGGTTCAAATACGAGTATACTACCTGGTAATCTTGGTGCATACACAACAATTACAATACCTTATGATGCTCCTGAAACGGGTATAGAGAGTGTTAATTGGAATACCGGTACTACTCATACTAACATTGGTGTAATTTCACCACCAACAAGACTCAACGTAACTGGAAATATGAATGTAAGTGGGTTAGTGGGTATAGGAACATCAAGTCCTCAGCATAAGCTTCAGGTTGGCGGAAATGTAAGTTTGGGTTCATATTCAGAAAGGTTGTTTCGTCCGACACATTATTACTACCAGACATATTCAGGAACCAGTGGATACGCTTACCATTTCCTGGAGTATAATAACACGTGGGTCTTACATGTCAATGGGAACGACAAAATGTACATCAGATCAGATACAGGAGTTGCATTGGATGACTTCACTGGACAGCATAGATCTTTTGTAGAAAATGTTTGGACCGAAAATATTAATGACTATATTGGTCTCATCGTATGTGCAAATAAGAATACATACACGAGTGCGAGTTTTGCCACATATAAAGGAAATCGTGCGATTCAAATAAATGAATCTTTACCAGATGTTCGTCTCAGCAATGTTGCCTACGATAAATCGTGCTTTGGTGTAATATCTAGTGGTGAAGACCCAGAATCACGCGAAGATACATATGGTACCATAACGATCCCTATTCCTAAAGAAAGGGGTGATACGCGTACTTTTATCAACTCCGTAGGTGAAGGTGCCATTTGGGTGACCAATATCAATGGTTCCCTCGAATCAGGGGATTATATCACGACATCCAATATAGTTGGCTATGGTCAGAAGCAGGACTCTGAGTTCCTCGCTAACTATACGGTTGCTAAAATAACGATGGATTGCGATTTTAATCCAAAAATTCAACCAGTGAAACAAATTAAAAAGGAACTGGGAAATGTAGAATACTGGATAAAATACAAAATAAAGGTAATATCACAAGAAGAATACAATGTATTACCGGATACACAAAGGAGAATAAAAACAAACGCTGATGGTAATGATAAATATTACCAATTAATTTATGAAGAAAAAACTATAGAAGATCCATTAATCTATGAAATAGAAAATTATGTTTGGATACACGAATCGAGAGAAGAAATGATTAATTCAATTGATGAAAATGGTATTTTTATATGGGAAGACCATCCCACAGAAACAGAGAAAGCCTATAAAATCCGATACCTCGATTCTAATGGCATGGAGACGGATGAAGCGAATCATGTATACAAGGCAGCTTTTGTAGGGTGTACATATCACTGTGGTTAAACTAATTTACCATTCTGGAAAAAGTCACAATGGTAGAAAGTTTTTTTACTTTCGTGGAAGTGAATCCATTATCGCGAGGGCAATAACGCCCGCAATAAAGAACAAAACAACGTAATTACACTCGGTATCCTCCTCACCAGTAGAAATTTTCCGTTTCTCCTGGACTGGGACTGATACTTCTCGTGAAGGTCTCGGTCTTTCAATAGGATCTTCGTCTAAAGGACAATACCCTATCATATACTATATTTTACAAATTAATTTCGACCGATTTTTTCTTTCGTCCACGTTTACCCTTGGACTGAGTAACTTTCACTTCACGAACATCACCGTCTTCACCTTCACCTTCACCTGTATCTGGCGCCTCGGCAATATCCGAAATATCGTCGTCGTCGTCATCATCTACACTCGGTGGTTCCTGTGGTTTAATACTCGTCGTGTTCATGGGTGGTGTTGGTGGCATCATAATGTTACCCATGAGACTTGAAATGTCGAACCCTGGTCCCTGCATTTCGTGTCGCTCACCGTTTTCGGGTATACCCTGTTGTTGAGATTTTGGAACCGTATTCTGTACCGCCGTCATCATATTCTGAACAAGTCCTGGGTTTTGTTTAATCACATCGTTCATGTTTGGCATGACCGATTTAAACATACTATTCGTCAAATGGAACATCATTGCTGAACCACCAAGCATCATAATGAGTTTAATTTCTGGGGCAACGTGCATTTTAGATCTATATTTTACATATAACTCCTCAAACACTTCATCGTAATCGTCCACGTTTTCCATAACGTTTTCAGACCAACCGTCGAGTTGAATTTCAAATGGGTTATACTTTTTGTTCATAAACTCAAGACCAGTTGTACACGCAATAAGCATACGTCTCGAAAATTTAATAGATTTATCTACATCTATACTATACGTTATTCGTTTTACTTCACTTCTAAGTTCGTCTATAGGGGAATAGGCATTTAAACGTTTGTTCACAGTAAACCCCTTTTTTTCCAAGCGACCAAGTTTGTTTACAAGATCCGCCTTTTCTTCATCAATTGTTTTAAACCCAGGTGATGGTTTTTCTTCCTCTTCCATCGCGTACCCAGTACCATAATCCATATCGGGTTCGTCGTCGTCGTATTCACCATAATCAACGGGTGCCTCTGGTGGAGGCGCAGATGGCTGTGTCTGCTTGTTTGGGTTCGCAAAAGAATCAATATCTTCCTGGAAAACTTGTGGTTGTGGTGCTGTAAATTGGGTTTTCATTTGTGAAACTTGTTTTTTTACAGGCTGGGGTCTTTGTCGAGGTCGAGGAACTTCGATTTCAATTTCGTTCATCAAAGCCTGTTCGTTATCATCAAGTTTCATAACATTAGTATCTCTACGATCAAGAATAATTTCACCGTCCATTACTCTTTATGTTGAAACTATTCTATTCTCTTTAACGCACTTTATAAAAAATGTTGATCCAATATAAATGAAACTTAACGCTACAAATAGAAATACGATCAGGGCCATTGTCATTGTCATCGCTTTATTATGTGTTCTCGCCATGTTGCGTACCAGTGGGTACCAGGGTAAAGAGGTCGAAATCGAAACGATTAATACGGGTTCACTCTTTGATATTCCATCGACCGAAGAATGTTTAGGTAGTGCCTACTATTCCGACAGTAAAGGCGGTGTTTGTGACGGTCAAAAACTTGTACGAGAACAAGCGAGTTATAAGATGAAGTAAAATCTCCAGTATATATAAATGGCTTTAGTGACTAGTCAATCTACTTTACCTGATTTTGAACATGAATATCATACGATTACGGTTGATACCATAGGTCAGGCGAGTAAAAATACGTTCACGGTTCATCTTCAACAAACACTCGAAAATGTCGTTCAAGTAAGACTTAATGCTGCACAAATCACAACCACAGGTTCTAATGTATGTTACATTTCAATAAACGAACTCGATACAAATTACACCCAGAGAACATCGAACGTATATGGATACGAGGGTCAAGCGAGTTTATCAAAAGTAAATAATTCGTTTGGGAGTTTGATAAGTGGTGGTGGTGCAGTATCACAAATTATTTTTAAAGATAATTACCCAGTCGTACAACAATATTCGACGCCTATACGAAAAATAGATAGATTAACAATTCGTTTATTAAATCAAGACGGCGATACTATATCGGGTACTGATGATAACTTTTTTATTTTTAGATTCGTGTGTAAACAAAAAAATTTACCATTCCAGGAGAGTGGTAAATAGCGCATATTTTTAACCTTTTCTTATTATAAAATGTCTTCTGGTATTGTTCAACTCATTGCGATTGGCGCTCAAGACGAACACATCATGGGTGAACCAGAAATTTCTTTTTTTACATCAACGTTTAAAAGGCATTCTAACTTTTCACAGTCCGTAGAAAAACAGACGATACAAGGGTCTGTGAAAGGCAATTCCATGTCATCCATTCGATTTGATCGAACGGGCGATTTATTAGGGTACACGTACCTCACTATAGATAATAATACACAGGCACTTGATATTCAGAGATGGGATACACTTATCGATAAAGTTGAACTTCTTATTGGTGGTCAGGTCATAGATACGCAAGACGCCATATTTACCGAAAAAATAGCTATTGATACATTTGCAACGAACGTCTCAAAAAGTGCGAATGGTACACACCCGGGTATAAGTGCACGTTCGTATTTTTATCCATTTAGATTCTTCTTCTGTGAAGGTCCACAATGTGCTTTACCCATAGTCGCTTTACAGTACCATAACGTCGAATTACGTATACACTGGGGTCCAGATGCTGGTAATTATAATTTTGAGTGTTATTCAAACTATTATTATTTAGATAACGAAGAGCGTGGTAACCTCGTTTCTCGTAATCACAATCTAATCATAACACAGGTTCAAAAAAGTATTCCATCAAATGAACTTGTTCAAGAACTGACGTTTAACCACCCAGTTAAATATCTCGCATCTTCAGATACAACAACCGAAGGTGCTTTAACGTCTACAACCAATAAAATTAAAATTGAAATAAACGGTTTAGATATTGGTAATTTCAAGTGGGCAAAACCACATTTCATAGACGTTATGAACTATTACCACACAAACTTTGTCACTTCACCTGATTTTTTCTTATACTGTTTTTGTTTATCAACGAGTTCACTCCAACCGACAGGAACACTCAATTTTAGTCGTTTAGATTCAGCGAAGGTCGTGAGTCAGTCCATGGTCATTTCAGACCCGATATACGCAGTAAACTATAACATACTTCGTATCGAAAATGGTATGGCTGGTCTCATCTACGCAAATTAAAATACGTACCTATATTAAATGGTTAAAAACATACCGACCATCGAGCGGTCTACCAAAATCCGGTTTGGTAAATACGCTACGGACGACCAGGGCGAAAACACGATCGTATTCAATGCTTCAAATGCAGCTATAGATACATCGGTTCCAGGGAGTATTTACATGACACCTTTACGTTCGGAAGATATAAGAGACCCCGATGTTAAGATTTTAACGTATAACC